CAGCAAATATAAAATGTACTTGCTGTTGAATTATCAATATAGCGTGGCGGTGTATCTACATGAATTGGGAGATGTGGCACATTGTAAGCATTGAATAATATCATGCTAACCTCGTTTATTTAAAGGGAGAGTTGCCCCTCCCTTATTTATTAAATAGCTTCTTTAATTGCTGTCCGTAGAGCTTTAAAAGTCTCATATCCATCAGGATCAAGTCCGTATTTAGGTGCAATCTTTTGGAGATCGCCGCCGTTCATACGAGCAAGTTCTGTCAAGGTCACGGGTTCATCCAGATCAAGTAAGTCTTCTTTGACTTCTTCAATCGGTTCCTCAATGACCATTTCAACTGCGTCCTCTGCCACTACCGGTTCTTCGTACACTTTAAATGTGTTCGGGAAGTCCGTTAAGTAACGCTCTGGAAAATCATTGACCTCACCTTTTAGAATGGGATCAGTTGATTTATGATAGAAGCTGTCTGCAATTAACTCAAGTTTCATTTTTCGCTCCTATCTTTTAAGATTTTACAAAATTAAAGACACCCTTTTTACCGTTATAATCATCGGTAATCAAAGGACTTTCAATTGCCATAACTTTGATGTGAGTTTCTAATCCATCAGGAGAATTATATATGATCGGTTGGATTCCTGCACCACGAACCATATTAACGTATATCGGTTGCATAAATGCAACTACTACATTTCCGGCTTTCTGATAGGAAACTTCTTTAAATTCATTTACCCATGACAAAGTCTTGATCTTTTCACCAAGAGTCTGACGGTCACCGGCTGAGAATGTGTCGTTAAAGTGGGTCATATAACCCATTGGTACATATCCAAATGCTTTCCCAGCTTCAGGATTAACGAGATTTGACCTGATACTTGCATCAATCAAAAGAATGTCAGCCCATACCTGAGCTGCGGTTGTTGCGGCTGCTGACCAATCATAAGTTAATGAACCTGTCTGACGGTTGCCTGAGTTGGTATAACCGTAAGCAGTAGCGCCACCAAATGCAAATTCATCAATAAAGACATCGCTTTCAAGTCTGCGGAGTACGCTTTCAGTTGCTTCCTGCACACCCGAGCTTACAAAATCAAAACCACCACGTTTCATAGCCGCGATTAAGCGCCAAGAAGATTTTATATCCTTGACGATTACGGGCAGAGGTGTTTGATCGACATCAAATTTGAATTCTTCATTTGTCAGATTTGACATACCAGTCATATTCTTGACCGCATCGCTCATACCACTGTGTTTAGGTTGTGAATAAACCATAACACCGGCGTCATTGACGGGAAGGATAAGTCCAGCATTTACAATATCCGCATAAGCAGATGTACGTTGTTTAACATAGCCAGTTACTTTCTTTACAACCATTTCAGTTGAATCTTCTGGGAGTCCGGTTACATTTCGGAGGAATGGGAATTGATCTACAAGGGTTGACGCTTTTGTCATTTTGCCCTTATTTGAAACATAGACTACACCGCTTTTATTCTTGATCGGACGGAAAATACCAGTATCGTAAGTTCCGTGTTTTGTCAAGCCGTTGTTGCGGATATAATCAAAAAGTTGTGTGTTATTCATTGTTTTACCTTTTTAATTTATTGATTTCGTGCAACAGTTGCTTTGATCGTATCAAGAGCTGAGGTCGTTGAAACGGCTTCGTCAGCAATTGCAAAAACTTCATCAGCGTCTAAGATAGCTGTATCGGCAGTTACAACGCCAGTTCCGGTAGCGGCTACAGAAACCAAACTATCATATCCAGCTACATTTTCAACAGCCGTTACAATTTCCGAAGGGATAGAACTAATAGCATCACCTCCATCAGTTGCCAAAGAAACAGAGATATGACTACCGGTAATAGTTACTGCAAGAGATTGACTTGTTCCGGCTGGGTCAACAAAAGCAACAGTTACCATCCGATCTAAAAGAGGTGTGAATGTAACGTAGTTTGTTGAGTCACCAAGGTCTTCTGCGCCGTCGTCGGCTTCCGCAAGAAAACCGGTTGCATCAAGTGCCAGTTCCATATCGGCTGTAATTGTTTGGTTCAAAGCCAAAACCATTTCAACAGGATAACCAATCTCAGGAATTACACCTTCTACTCGGTCACCATCTGAATATGCGCCTTCTAAAGTATCACCGGCAAACTTATTCGATTTATCAGTAAGAATTGCATAAATTGAGTTAGCCTTTGAAGCTGCGATAAACTTGCTTGAGGTTGTTCGGACAACTGCTTGTCCTGGATATGCTGCGCCAGATAAGACGCGCTCTTCCATAATTCGATTCGGATCAACACCGCGATATACTAACATTATGCGTCTCCTTCTGGTTTGTCAGGGTCGGTGTCTTTCGGCGCTTCATTATCGATTTTCTCACCTTTAAGCGCAGGTTCTACTTCCTTGACTGAGTTTACGATTACATCACGACCAACTTTAGGAGTAGCGTCAAACTCTTCGCGGGTCATTGCGACCTTGCCTTCGACTTCTTTCCATTGATTATCGCGATCTTCTTTGTCAGCGTTCTTAACTGCCAATTCCTTGGCTGCATTCTCTATCGCTAATTTGCCCGCTTCGCTTTCGGGATAATTAGTAATAAATTCTGCATTGAGGCGGCTGACCTCTTCTGCACGAGCTTTTTCCGAACCTGCTTCTAAAGCATTCAGAACTCGTTCGGCTTCTTTTTCGTCCATGGCGGTTACCACAGCCTCTGAAAGAGAGCCGTTTGATAGTAAGCGTTTTTTAAACATACCTACTGCTCCTTTTTCTGTGTTGGTTATTAAGGGCTGTGTCTCACCCTCTTGGTTCATTCGGTTAAGTCCACCTCCCATACCGATACTATAAGCACCGATTTGATCTGGTAGAATTGCTAAATGGTCGGGATCTGCATCTTCTTGGATACCCCCGAAATCTTTATCATTAAATTTTCCACTTTGTCGCAAGAATTTGGTTAAATAATAGCCGCTCGAAACCTCTATCATTTCTCCTCTAAGAATCCTATCAAGTGTATCTTTACCTTTTTTCTGCTTTAGTAACCAAGCTTCATTAATATGCAATTCTACAAGTAAGCGAATAGGCTCCTCAAAATCATCATCTTCTTCATTCATTAAAATCTCAGGTTTGTAAATCCTGCCAACTAAGGATGCCTCTATTGTTTCGAGTTCTTTTGCTGAATCCCACGTATGATAAATTACAACTGGGGTGTCATTCCATTTATGAGCAAAGTTAATAATCATTTGACGTGATACTAATTCAGGATATTCATAGCCCACGCCCAATAAAACAGCTTCGCCAATTATAATAGCGGGTACAATATGAGTTGCTTTGTCGCCCTCAGTGATCGTTTTAATTTCATTTTTGCGAATCTTAGCCGTTTCTTTGCCATTAATCACAATCTTAGCTGTGTTTAAGCGTAACTCTTGATCAGCTTCGTTCTTTCGGAGAATCGTGCATTCTGTTTCATTTGCGTTTAACTTCATATTTTTCCTTTATGCCATTACCCAAAAACATTGACAATTTACATGAACGGGAATCATACCAGACCAAGGATTCTGAGAGTAAAACTTTTGACTTGATTCCATTGCATGACCAGTCACAGCCTGTGACTTGTCAATTGAGATTTGGTACTCTTGAGTTTGCGAGTATGAATATTCCTCACCTGCCAAATCCTCACATATCGGACAAGGGTCATTTGTTTCAATTCTAAAACGTGTCACGTAATTTCGTGTGTAATAAACAAGGGCCGCAGCGTTCATCATTGCAACTGTCTGAGTATTAACGATCTGAGATGTCCTCAGTTCACCGACCTTTTTCTGTTCATCTAAAATAGCGGTCGAGATAGGATACGGTTCTTCGCCTGGTAAATATTCGGTCATAAAATTGATTAAAGCCAAGCCAGCCGCGTCCACATTAGCGTCTAACGCATTATTATAAAAATCACTTACATGAGCAGATTGCGCCTGCACGGTATTGTTTATGTCGTTAATGTCTGTTTTAATGAGTAATCTTTCCTTCGCCTCCAGCGTAGTTTCCGCCCGGTATAAACCACGATTAGCAATTAATAAAAGAAACGCTAACCACCATTCGCCTTTAAACTCTTCCTCTATGTCTTTTCGGTATTGACTTTCAAAATCTGCCCGTACTTCGTCAGGTGTATTTCCGCTGTAATTATATCTATTATCTTTTAATATAAATTTATAGTCTTTTACTTTCTCATTTATTCTTGCCCATTTTGCTGAATCTGCTTTCTGCCATTCCAATAAAAGAGATGAAACCCCAGCATTTCCACGTATAGACGTGAGCTTATGATCACACGTTGGCATTTCACTGTAAAATTCGCAGAGCTTACACATCTTCATTCTCCGGCACTATGAATAATTCAGGATAGAGTTTTACGATATCCTTTTCACTTACAAGTGTTCCAAGTCCTAAAGCAAAAGCTGAGATTAAGTTCTTAATCGTTTCTGATTTCAACTTATTTGTTTCAGCTGTTTCTTTTGCTGTTGGTTCTGATAAAACGTCAAACTTCCAATAGTAGTCAATTGGGTTGATAAATTTAAGTAATATTAATCGGTCAATAAATAAATTAAGTATGTAAGGGATTGCGAAGTTTGTTTGACGGCTCCGAGTGGTGTCGTTCATGGAGTCGCGATCTTGTGTACTTGCAAGCTCTCCGGCTTCATTTCCGGTAAACATGCGCTTAGGATATTCTGTCTTCATGGAGACAAGCCCGGAATTCGTATCAAAAGAAGGAATTGGCGAGGCGGGACGTGACTGCATGGATTTTAATTTGCCACCTTGTACGGTTACAACTCCGAAGCCACGGTCTATCGTTTTCTTGCCTGCCCTAATCATAGTTTCCATCAAAGGCTGTTTTTTCTTTGCGGAGTCTTCTAATAGATCAAACTCGGATGCATCTTCAAGCAAGGGGCTCTCCTTATCAACTTCAATTCCTAAAATATAGCAAGCTGCTCTAAATATTCCCTCTGATCCTGCACCGGCTTCTTTTATCATATCTTTTGCTTGGTTATAAATATCCATTAAGTAAGGATCTGATTTTACTTTTGATGTGCGGGATATGTGAATCACTCGAGTCCAGTGATAAGTTACCGTTTCAATTGTATCACCTACAATGGCTCTGATTTTATATGTTAAAGGCTGCCCGTATCTTGGACTTAATTTATCATGATCGTATGTATTAATTATCGCTTCCAATTGTCCATATTCTTGGATCCAAGCAATTGTCGACGCTCTATCGACGGGTGTTTCAGGTGCACCCGGGAAGCCGAACACAATTATAGAGTATTCGGCTAAATGACACAGCCTGTCTGCGCTCTCGAATAATGGGAATATGGAAAAGGTCTTAAATAATTCATTTAAGATCTTCTTTTCACGATCTGATTTTGTAATAAGTAGCGGGCGTTTTTTCCATGTCTGCCGTGCAGGTTTATTTATAATAGCTTTTGCAACGACGTTGAATTTGTAAATATCGTTGTAATCATTAAGCGTTAAGTTTGCGGGATCAGACCATTTAAAGTTTAATAGCATATCCGCTGTCATATCTTTATGGCTCACATCCGTGTTAAAAAGTGTACGATAGCTATCAATATCACTTTGCAAGCGTGAGTTTTTACGTTGTAATAGATTGTTTTGACTTATGATTTTTGCTTTTCTCATTGAGAGAAGGTAAATCATAAAGTATTTATTTACAAATAAATTCTTTTTATATGGCAAAATACATAACATTTTGGCATATTGTGTCAATTATGATGTGAATTTATATGTTTTTTGTAAAAATTTAGGTTAATGAGTATAACACTAATTTTTAAACTTGTCAAGGATAAAATAAAAAACCCTCGGTTAGGAGGGTTTTGACTTTCTTCACACGCGAATGGAAAAAAAATCAAGTTATTTTTAATTGCTGATCGCTCATAACTTCACTCGCCCGCATTGGACGATTACCGTAATATCTTAAACATGAAACTAAACTATCCGGTGCGTCGTTGGGTTCCATTGATTCTTCATAGTCAGTGACTTGATCTAAATAGCTCGAATACTTCGTAGCGTTGCGGTCTGCTTCTTCGTCTAATTTATCTTCCCATTCTTTTGTTGCCTGTAGAAAATAGATACGCTTCCAATACTTTTGTAAAAAGAACTCTATCTTGACATTTTTGTTCATATCTTCATGGTAATCTTTTGCTCTGATACCTTTTGATTTTAGTTCTTTTGTCAAATACCCCTTGTCAGAGTTTCGTTCACACCACACTGTTCCGCATTTAAAACGTGTGACTAATTCTTTAATATCCTCCATGCAATCGTCAACGTGTCGATAGTAGGTGACCCCAAACGCATAAATCCTCTGAACCTCTTTGTTTACTTTTAAAATTGTAAACGCGGTGTAATGTACTCCGCTGTATCGTGCGTCAATATGACCAATGCCGTTGTATAACATTTCATCTTTGCTTTGTGCTGCTGTCAAAATACGTGGATCAGTCCATCGCTTATTCTCATCGGAGGCTAAAGTCATTTCATAGTTTAGAGCGTATAATGTTGATCCTATCTTCTCTCTGATTTTTGCAAGTTGGTCATCTGAGAATATCCCGCTCTCTTTTACGGTGACTATCTTGTCAGGTTTTGCGGTCATTGTACTGGATATGCCAAATAGATCATCCTTGTGCCAGATTGTACCGGTGTTACCGATCGGCGGTTCATCTTGTCCCGCAACTGGATTGGCTAAGTTTACCAATTCCTTGAAAAAGTCAATAGTTTTTTCTCTCTCAACTTGCTGGCGTCGGTCTTCACGGGCCACGATGTCATCGGTAATATAGTAATCTTTGTGAGCGCCGGTGACTGATCCTTTGATACCGGCTGCCTCAAATTGCGGGTCACCTCCGACCGTTTGACTTATGTTAGTATCTATCTCGGCGTAATTGTCAACTGTTAATCTCAGGGTAACACCCCAAAGTTTCTGAACGTAGTATTGGGTTTGTTTATGTACTAAAATTGCTCTCAAACCCTTAGTAAACTTCTTGATCAACTTATCGGTTTTTCTGAATAATCCAATAGTCAAATGAGGATGGGTGATCATGACAATCGCAACGGCGATCATTAAGCAGGTTGTCTTAAAAGATCCACG